ACTTCTGATGCTGGTATGTCTGGTTATGAAGCGGCAAAGGTAACATATGATGCTACTACTGAATACGACCTAACGGTTGCTGGCTCAACTTGGTTCTCTGCTACTCTATCTGCCACAAACGGGTATGACAAAGCATTTCCAGGTGGTGTATACAGTGCTGTATTAGTTGCTGAGTGTATCGCTAAGTAATATGAATAATAGGGGAGTCACAATATTAATATGTACTGCAGTTTTTATTGCAGGATTAATATTAACCGTTGATGCGAAAGCACACGAAATGACACCAACTTATCCAAAGTTTGAATCATCATTTGTGTCTGGTGTTATGAAGACTAAGATGAGATTATTTAACAGACGTAACGATGTAAAGTATTATGAGATAGGGGTATTCGATTCTGAATGGAAACCAGTACCTTTTGTAACTTCATATAAACTACTTCAAATGGATTACCTTGAAACGGTGTCATTTGATTTATACATTAATACTAAAGACTTGAGTAATTCAACATATATTTGTTCTAAGTCTAAACTAATTAAGAGTGATGTTATATCAACAGGTATAGCATCTAGGATTTGTTCTAAGATAAAATGAGATTCTTCTTTATATTAATGATGTTAAGTTTAAATGTGAATGCTAATAATGCATTGTCTTTACAGTTACCATCTATGACAAATAGCTATGCATCTGATAAGTTTAGAGCAGGTAATTTAGATTGTTCTAATGCTATTGGTGGTACAATGAATATGGAGTTTGGTATAACAGGTATTGTTAATAATGCTCAAACACCATTTAGTTCTGATGATCCAGATAATCCTACAACAAAGGATTTGGGTTTATATGCAAGGATAGTAATACCATTGAATGCTCCAAAGGAACGTATAAACTGTAACACGTTATACCAATTGGAACTTAGAAAGAAACGATTAGAAGTGGTGAAGTTAGAACAAGAGTTGAAGAAACTTAGAAGATTACAATTCGAGAATTAATATGTCAGACCTAAGCAAAGACTTAAATAAAATTGATGCAATTAAGGATAAGTTCGCCAACGGTGAATTTAGTATCCTTGGTTATAAACTGACCCCTACACAATTAGGTATGGCATTCGCTGTATTATCTACAGTGATGGGTACGTTGTATGGTGGATTCACTATGTATCAGAAGATTGAAGGTATTGCTAACTTAGATGTTGGTGCTTATCAAACTCAAATGGATTTGATGGATGCTAAGATTGAAAGTACATTGGATTATACAAGAGATATCAAAAACGGATTACGTGATGATATTAGTAGAATTGAAAAGGTATCGGATAGAACAGAAGATGATGTTAATGCTTTAGAGGATAAAGTACGAGATATGATTGATGATGCTGAAGTACGATTTGAAACTAAACGTGACCAATTAAGGGCATCTAATAAAACAGACATAAAAGAGTTGGAGGATAGGTTAAATGCTAAGGTACAACGAGCATTAGACAATCCTCTTGCAAATTAATATGGAAGGGGTAGCACTTTTGCCATATATAAATGGTGAATTACTCATGGCGACCTGTGATTGGGCCCCATTTATGTATTGTTGTTAGGCAAGGAGTAAGAGAGTATGAATATGGAAGAAGAAAAGAAACTAGATCATCAAATTGCAGAAGAAAGCATGGACAATAGTTGGAAGGATGAAGCAATAGTAATTGTATTCTCTTTCCCTATTGTCATGAACTTTCTAGCCCCTATCTTTAGCGAGGTAACTCTTGCTCAGGCGTGGGAAAACTTAGGCAAAGCACCAGAATGGTACACTACTATCGTAGGCATACTAGTACTAGTGATCTTTGGACTAAAAGCAGTAGTGTACAAAGTAGCTGATAAGCTGCTAGATACACCTAAGAAAACTACTTGCAATTGCAAGAAATAGGAGAGAATATATGTTTGGATTACCAATTGAAGCAATAAGTATGTTAGGGTCCACCGCAATGGGTGGACTAATGAAGATGTGGGGGCAGGCGCAGGCTGATAAAGCTGAGCAACATAAAATGTTAATGCAGTCTAATCTACAAGTAGAGAAGGGCGTTAATAATGCACGTCAGATGCAGAACCCTAATGCAGCCTGGATTAGGCGCTTCATAGTTATTATGAGTTTAATGGCAGGGATCGGAATTGTATTCCTGGCCCCTATTCTGGGGATTCAAACCAATGTACCTATTGAGATTACAGAGGGGGTTAAGTTCCTATTTATAGATACTACACATACTGTAACTGAGTACATTACTTTACAGGGGTTTGTAACCCCAGAGTGGCTACCTGTAGCTATTATGAATATTATAGGCTTTTACTTTGGGTCAGCCGCAATGAAGAGATAATAAATGTTAGAGATTAGCAGAGATGATATTAGTGCCGAAAGTATTCAAACTTTCGACAAAGCAGATAGGTTTATTAAATTACCTATAGATAGTTACATGGAGTTACTAGGGATTCAACCGATTAGGTCCCAGGTAGCCCTACTTAATGCAGTTAACAACCCTAAGTATAGGTTTATTGTTGCTGCACTATCTCGACGCCAGGGCAAAACATATATATCAAATATTATAGGGCAGCTATCTGCCTTAGTTCCTGGTACTAATATCCTGATAATGAGTCCCAACTACTCACTTTCTCAAATTTCATTCGATCTACAGCGTAGCCTGATCAAACATTTCGATCTTGAGGTAACTCGAGACAATGCGAAGGATAAAATTATTGAACTTTCCAATGGCTCTACTATTCGTATGGGCTCTGTGAATCAAGTAGATTCCGTGGTTGGTCGTTCGTATGATTTGATTATCTTCGACGAGGCTGCATTATCAGACGGCTTAGAGGCATTTAATGTTGCTCTTAGACCTACTCTTGACAAGCCAAATTCCAAGGCTATTTTCATATCTACACCTCGTGGTAGAAACAACTGGTTCGCAGACTTCTATCATCGAGGTTTTAGTGAAGAATTCACGGACTGGGCTAGTATACATGCTACATACCATGAAAATCCCCGTGTAAGTGCTAAAGATATTGAAGAAGCTAAAAAGGGAATGTCGAAGGCTGAATTTTCACAGGAGTACCTTGCGGACTTCAACCAGTTTGAGGGACAGATTTGGGACTTCGATTTCGAGAATTGTGTAGAGGACCTAGAGGATCTAGATGTTAGCAATATGGATGTGTTTGCAGGTCTCGATGTCGGATATAGAGACCCTACTGCCTTTTGTGTAATGGCTTACGATTGGGAAACAGAGCTATATTATCTTGTCGACGAATACATGGAAGCCGAGAAAACTACTGAGCAGCATGCTGAAGTTATTCGAGATTTAATAGAGAAGTGGGACATCGATGTCATTTACATTGATTCCGCCGCGCAGCAAATGCGGTGGGACCTGGCTCAAGACTACGATATTTCGACGGTCAACGCTACAAAAGATGTTTTGGCGGGAATCTCCTCGGTGGCTACAATAGTAGAGAACAACCAACTTATAGTAGATCAGAGATGTAAAAAGTCCTTAGCTTCCTTGGATCAGTATCAATGGGATCCAAATTTGAATTTACTAAAGGAGAAGCCCGTTCATAACATGGCTTCGCATATGGCGGATGCTCTTAGGTACAGTTTATATACCTTCGTAGCTGCGTACGTTACCTTTTGATTAAGGACACCGGAAAAATATGTCTTGACTTTTTGCTCCAACACAAGTATAATTACTGTATAAAAATTAGAGATATAAGAAAAATACTTGATTATTCAAGGTTAATTATATGACAGAATTAAAGAGGGACATAGTAAAGTATGTCCGTGACCGCGCTAAGAGCGCATACGATAAAGACTCTGAGTGTAAAATATGTGGCAGTACTGAGGAATTAGACTTTCACCACTTTTATGGAATGACTGAGTTATTAGAGAAATGGTTGAAAGAGAACGGAATTACTATTAATACTGTAGATGACATCATGGGAGTTCGTGACAGATTTATTGAAGAGGAGCACGCGAAAGTGTACGACGAAACAGTAACCCTCTGCCATACGCACCATCTGAAACTTCACAGTATATATGGTAAGAAGCCTAATCTGACTACCGGCCCAAAGCAAGAACGTTGGGTACAAAAACGTAGGAAAAAAGAATATGGGACTATTTGATAAGTTTGTATCAAAACTAAATCCAGCACAGCCTGATATACACGGATCTGAAAGCTCTTCAGCATCGACGAAACCGTGGAGAAGATACAACGTAGCATACAAAGAAGTAGAGGTAGTTAACAGAGGTATTAACCTTATTGTAGACGCCGCAGCTTCAATTAACATAGATGTAGGAGATAAGTTACCCTTCGCAGGGAACGCTCTTCTTAGAAAGAACAAAATTGACCAGTTGATAAATTATCAACCGAACCCTTACCAGGATAGTAGTACGTTTAGACGCGCTATATTCCTAGATTTTATTACTGAGGGTAACATATTTATGTACTTTGATGGAGCACACTTATACCATCTACCCGCACAGAACGTAGAGATTATATCAGACAAAAAAACTTTTATTAATCACTATAAGTACGAGCAAAAGAAATTTAAGCCAGAAGAGATAATTCATATAAAGGAGAACTCTGCAAACTCTATCTTTAGAGGGGACTCCAGACTGTCCTCAGCTACAAGGTCATTAGATACACTAGCTAAAATGCATGACTTCCAAGATAACTTCTTTAGCAACGGCGCAGTACCAGGACTTGTAATAAAAAGTCCTAATACATTATCTGCCAAAGTTAAAGAAAGATTACTAGAATCTTGGATCAGAAAGTATAACCCTAGATCAGGAGGCAGAAGACCTCTAATCTTAGATGGTGGACTAGAGTTAGATACTATAAATCAGAAGTCGTTTAAAGACTTAGATTTTGAAGACGCAGTTACTGCGCACGAGACTAGAATCCTAAAGGCATTAGGAGTTCCTCCTATCCTTCTAGACTCCGGTAACAATGCTAATATAAACCCGAATCTGCGACTATTTTACTTAAGTACAGTACTTCCAATAGTACGAAAGTTAGTAGCAGGTTTAGAAAGGTTCTTTTCGTATGACATGGAAATTGTTGTGCAAGGTGTAGAAGCCCTAAGACCTGAACTTAAAGATGAAGCCCAGTACTACTCAGCACTAGTTAATAATGGAATTATGACGGGTGCCGAGGCAAGAAGTAGGCTTAGACTTGAGGATATATCGGATCCTGAACTAGAAAAAGTTCGAATTCCGGCAAATGTATCTGGCTCAGCATCTGGTGTCTCAGGTCAGGAAGGTGGGGCTCCGAAAAAGCCTAAACCAAACTCAGAGGAATAACAATGACAAAAACAGAACTAGAATCAAAAGTACTAAGTTACTTTCAAAAGCTAGGTAAAGTATTGGACAGAGGCGAGTATCGTAGTGATGCAGAAGTTCCTGTCCCTTACGCAGTAATTAATAGAGCTTATGGGTCTTATATTAGATTCCAAAGATTTATTGCAAAGCAATTTGCAGCAGCTCCAAAAGCGGCTCCAAAAGCNGCTCCAAAAGCGGCTCCAAAAGCGGCTCCAAAAGCGGCTCCAAAAGCGGCTCCAAAAGCGGAGGTTAAAGATGCTAAATAAGTCTTTTCATTTAGACTCTTTAATATCTTCAAAATCGGAGGCAGAAGACGGTACTATTACAGTACGTGGATATGCAAACACTACCAGCAAAGATAGAGTTGGTGATGTTATCGTAAAAGAGGCTTGGAGAACAGAGTCCGCATTAACTAATTATCTCAAAAACCCAATTATCCTGGCATACCATGATAGAGCACAACCAATAGGTCAGATGGTCGATTATAGTGTTACAGATAAGGGTTTAGAGATTGTGGCAGAGATCAGTAAATCTGCCGGAGTAGTATACGATCTTGTAAAAGAAGGTATACTCAAAGCATTCTCAGTCGGCTTTAGAGTTAAAGACGCTGATTATGACGCTGATACAGATATTTTCGTTATTAAAGACTTAGAGTTGCACGAAGTATCTGTAGTATCAATACCAGCAAACGCTGATAGCCTCTTTTCGTTGGCTAAAGGTTTTGATGGGTCTAACGAAGAGTTTGAGGCTTTCAAATCTCAATATGTAAAAAATGATGCACCAATGACTGGTGCTAAGGATGACACCATAGGTGCTCATTTAGAACAGGAAAATAAAACAATGGATGAAAATCAAATCAAAGAAATGATGGCAGAAGTAGCAAAGAAAACTGCAGCTGATATCGCTATGAAACAAGCAGAGACTGCAGCGAAAGCTAAAGCTACTGCTGAAGCAGCAACTAAAGCGGCAGCAGAAGCTGAAGCTCAAAAGGCTGCTATTATCGAAATGGGCCAAACAGGTGCAGAGCGTTTAGTTAAAGAACTAGAAGCACGTATTACTGAGAAGCAAGAAGACGCAATGACTGTAATGTCTGAAATGAAGAACGAGATCGCTGAAAAAGCAGCTGAAATCGAAGCTTTACGTTCAAACAAGATGGAATTCTCTGACCATGCAGGAACTAAAGGTTTCGAAGTAGACTACGGTCAATTCGAAGTTGCAGCTTTAACTGCTTCTTTACTTGGTAAGCAACTAGGCGAAACTGAGCACGGTCGTGAAATGCTTGAGAAAGCTGGTGACTTAGGCATAATGCTTAAAGCCGGTGGTGCAGCAACTTCTTTAATCGGTGGTGCACAATCAGGTCAAATCTCTTCTACAGATTATGAGCATATTATCTCAAATAACATTGAGAAAGAAGTTCAAGAAAATCTAGTAGTTGCTCCTTTGTTCCGTGAAATCAAATTAAACGCGGCTCAAATGACTTTACCAATTGCTCCTGATGCTGCTAAGGCTGACTGGGTTGGTACGGGTACTTATGGTACAGACGCTACAACTGGTGCTGAGAAGACAGTTACATTGAGTGAAATCTACTTAACAACTGCTAAGATGGCAAGTAAGACATTTATGATCGACGAATTTGATGAAGATTCAATTATCGCTATGATGCCTTTACTTAAAGATTCTTTAGTTCGTGGTCATGCACGTAAAGTTGAAGAGCAGTTATTAGCTGGTGACACTGGTGCAGGTGATCCGTTTATGGGTTTAACTAACATCGCTGTTAAAGGTGGAACTACTGTAGCTGCGGGTACAGAAGTGAAGGCTCTTGATATTCTTAAGTTACGTCGTGAGTTAGGTAAGTACGGATTAAACACTAATGGCTTAGCTTGTGTTGTTTCTCAGAATACTTACTGGGATCTTTTACAAGATACTGAGTTTGCTGATGTTAACTTAGTAGGTGCTGATAACGCTACTAAACTTAACGGTCAAGTTGGTACAGTGTTCGGCATGGCAGTAATTGTATCTCCAGAGATGCCTAATGTTACTACTGCGGGCTCTACTTGGGGAGTAATGGTTGATAAAGCTAACTTCCTAATGCCTCGTCAACGTGGTTTCAACGTTCAGTCTGAGTACTACGTAGAGAAGCAATCACGTGTATTAGTTGCTACACAGCGCTTCGGTTTCAAGCAAATCATTGCTGGAAGCGGAACTGGTGCAGGTAACTTATCAGGTGGACTAGCTGTAGGTACATTCGCGTAATCGTACTTAACACTTAGTAATATAGAAATCTATAGTCCCTACGGGGGCTGTAGGTTTTTACAAGGACAGAAGGAATCAGATGGCAAATTTAGTAGATTTAGGTGATTATAAAGCCTACACAAATATAAATAGTACTACTGCTGACGCTAAGCTTAATACGCTTATCGGCCATGTTTCTGCTCTTGTAAAAACCTATTGCAATAGGTCTTTTCTTGACTTCTATACAACTGATAAAGTAGAATACTTTAACGGTGGAGGTCACGACTTTATATACCTTACAGAAATTCCTATCAAGGAAATTGTTTCAGTTGAGGAACGTAAAACCAACACATTAGATAAGAAAACAGTTGAAGATAATTTAGCAAATGCTGAAAACTATCACTTATTAGTATCTAATCAACCTCAGTGTAGTGATTCTACAAAGACGACGGAAGCTGCATGTCATGCAGTTACTTATTCGGGGGCAGGCTTAAATGACTTGTCTTTCAAAAGTTACCAGTCCACCACTACTACAGGTGAGGTGGGTCGTCAATATAGAGTAGAAATCGAAAGCGCAGGATCTCCGGACACTTTAAAGTGGTCTAGAGACGGGGGTGCAAATTGGTATAAAACGGGAATCGCAGTAACAGGTACAGAACAATCTTTAGAGAATGGGCTGTCTGTTACACTTGGAGCAACTACTGGTCACACCGCAGGTGACACATGGGACTTTACTGCCAACAGATGGACCGGGGACTGCAGTGCCTCTGGCTTCACTAACGCAGCAGCATGTACTAGCGCAGGCAACTTTTGGGTTGCCCAGCCTCAGTACATGTTCGATGCCGAATCAGACCGCTTAGTAAGAGTAGGACCACAAGGGTTAATTTCACAATTCCCTACTGGACCTGACACGGTTAAAGTTACATACAAGGGTGGCTACCCAGCTACTCCTGATGATTTAAAACTTGCCTGTTACGATTTAGTTACGTACTATTACAAGAAAGAGTCTACACCTAGGAAAGCAATTTCTGATGGTGTGACTATATCGTCGAAAACGTCTCCAACAGATAAACCTCAAGACTTTCCTGCACATATCAAACGTATACTTGATTTGTACAGGAGTGCTTAGTGTCTCAAAAATCTCTAGAATTATTAGTAAAAAGAATAACAAGAAGATTAAGTACTGACCTAAGAGAGCCAAAGCTACAAAAGGGCGGTGTTAGCCATAGCTTTCGAGTAGGGCATGCATCTTTAATTACACACTTTATGGATAAAGGGGTGTATGACTTAGACAGAGCTTCTGCTTCTAAAGCAGCTACTATGGTAGTTAACTCGCTAAATACTAAGTTCAAAGATACACGTACTTCCTCTGGAGCATATAACTATTATAGTGCAAAAAGCTATGGTGTGCTAAGCAAGTGGAAAGCTGGGCTAGCAACAGACCCTGATTTTGTAAATATACTAGGAGAGGGTGCGCCTAAGTTTTCCACTGCTTTTAATATAGGGCACGGGTCCGATACAGTATTAGCGGCAGTAGAGTACAGAACTCTACTGGCCTACAAAGAGTGGCAGAAGTTTGCAGCAAAGTATCAAGTAGCAGAAAATGCCTTAGATGCAGTATTTTTACAGTCTGCAGCAGGTACAAAGCTGGATTTAGATAGTGTTACTATTAAGACACAGGCATCTACCACTTTCACTACTGCAGGTAACATAAAAAAAGCTTTTGTTCTATACGTAGACTTACAGCTAGCTAAAGATAATAAAGGTACGCTGGCTGCGGCAGAGAGAAAAGGGAACGAACAGTTTAAAGTAGCACTTGAGAAAGCAGTATTAGCTATCGCAAATGATGAGAATTGGGGGAACACTAAAGCCAGTCCTTCTGTTTTAAAGTACGTAGATACTTCAATAGATAAAGCACTAGATGGGTTTGACTCAAAGAAAACCCCTTCTACCTCCAAAGCCTCAAAAAAGGTATCTAGGAAGAAAGCAAAAAAGAGGTTAGTCGTACCTACTTTAGCTTCTATTAAATCCAAGAGCATGGCAGCTAAGAGTGCAGCTAAGAAGGTGGCCACAACACAAAGGCTTCAAGATCCACGAGGTCGATTTACTTCATTAGTAAACGTGACCAGTATGATCAATGCGTTACTACACGGTCAACTGAAGCAGAACATGAAGGCCCCTGCACTAGTTTACAGAAGTGGGAGACTTGCTTCAAGTGTTAAGGTTACTCAAATGAGCTTTACGAGAGAGGGCCAAGTTACCGCTTTTTATGAGTACATGAAAAGACCTTACCAAACTTTCGAAAGAGGCTATAAGCAGGGAAACGAATTCAGAGACCCTAGAAGATTAATTGATAAATCAATACGTGAAGTAGCAGAGATGTACATACACAACAAGTTTGATTTAAGAACTAGGAGAATGTAATGGCAGGTAAAGCCCGTGGAGCGATAGTAGACGCACTAGTAGCAAAATTAAAAGGAATCAATGGTTCCAGTCCTTATAACATAGACGTTAACAGTAACGTTACTAATAAGTTAGAGTTCTGGGACGAAGTATTTGACTTTCCTTCCGTCAGCGTAGTAGCTGGCAACGAATTTAGGGATTATCTCCCTGGCGGTTTTAAATGGGGGCATCTTGCAGTAACAATCAGATGTTACGTACAGCAAGAAGAGCCCGTAATAGAACTAGAGAAATTATTAGTTGATATCGAACGCGTTATCGACGATAATAATGAGTTAACCTATGATACAGGTAAGGTTACTCAGGAAATACGGCTTAACTCTATTTCCACTGACGAAGGGTTACTTGCTCCCTATGGAGTAGGAGAACTAACTTTAGAAGTGTTATACGAAGTAAGTCCTTAAACTGAGCTAAGTGGGTGAGACGACAATAGCGATCAACATACCACAGCTCAAAGTATATAAGAGGTAAATAAAAATGGCTTTAAATCTTAGTCGTAATACCAAAGTATTAGCATCTACTGTATCATCCGGTTGGTCGGGTGCCGCAGCAACAGCTAATACTTTTGAACTTAATGTTTTAGACGGGTATAGCTTTTCACAGGCTACAAACGCAACAGACATTACTTTAAATGAAGCAGGAACAGCTCCACAACGTGGACACCGTTCTTTCAATGATAGTTTAGCACCAGTAGACTGGTCGTTCACAACTTACGTACGTCCTTTCCAACGTAATGATGGCACTGACGATGTTAACTCATCTGGCGAGCGTATCTTATGGGCAGGCCTTTGGGGTGATGCACTAGCAGACGCTGATGAAGGTGTACACGGTACGAAAGATACAATGAGTGTCTCTACTTCTACATCTAATATTGCGGAAGCTATGAAGATGCAATTGTACTTCGTAATGGATAGTACTGTGTACCATCTATCTGATGCTACTGTTAACTCTGTAGAGATTGACTTTAGTATTGATGGAATTGCACAAGCAACTTGGTCTGGATTCGCTAACGTGATTACAGACTTCACTGCTACTAAAGGTTCGTGGACTGCAGGAACTGACTACATGGCAGTACCTACTTCAGCAGACTTCATCCGTAACAAGTTGTCAACTGTTACTTTAGCTAGAACTGCAAAAGCAGGGATTGCGGGTCACACAGCAAAGACTTATATTCTAGCTCTAACAGGCGGGTCTATTTCTATTGATAACGGAATCACATACTTAACTCCAGAAGAGTTGGGTGTACGTAACGAGCCTATTGGTTCATTTACTGGTTCTCGTACTATCAGTGGAACTTTAAATGCTTACTTGAAAACAGGTACTGCGGGTGCAAACGACACTGGCGATCTATTTGATGATATGGCTGCATTTACTGAAACTGAGAACTATCATGCATTGAGCATGATTATGGGTGGAACAGGTGCGAAGGGTACTCCTTCAGTTACTTTCGACATTCCAGCTTGTCAGTTACAGATTCCAACAGTAGACGTTCAGGACGTTATTGCCACCACTATTTCATTTAGTGCACAAGGTACTAATGGTGCTGGAGACTACGAGATTGGTTCAGACAATGAGATGACTGTAGCATACTACAACTCTATCACATAGAACTGTAAATCTTTGAACTACCTGTGCTTCGGCGCAGGTGGTTTTCCATAAGGATAACAGGTGTTATTTTTATGTAAAACCAATTTATTATTAACAACGGAGAAACACACATGGCAAACGCCCCCGCAACCCCGATTATCAAGCCAAGCCTAGAGTCACTTATGACTCCAAGTAAGACTACGGAAGTAGAATTCCCAGGATACAAAGATTTTAAACTTAAACTAACATTCTTAGGTCGTGATGAGCTACTAAAGTTACGTAAGAAGTCTTCTACAACTAAGTTTGACCGTAAAACGCGTCAACCAATTGAAGAAGTAGATGATGATTTATTCTTACAATTATACGTAGCAGCAGTAGTAAAAGGCTGGACAGGATTTAAGTATAAGTATTTAGGTGATTTCTTACTTGTAGAATTAGAGGGTGTAGATGGGGAGTCTATGATGGATTACTCAGAAGATAATGCATACACACTAATGAAGAATTCTCCAGACTTTGATAACTTCGTAGCTGAGACTGTAGGTGACCTGCAAAATTTTACGAAGAACAGCTAGAAGCTGTAGAGGACTTAGTTAACAAACTGTTCAAGTTCCAAGAACAAGGATTCAATTTAGATAGTATAATGCGAATCCACGAACAGTTAGGCACTGAGCCCGATGAGGAAGATATACCTCCTACTATGGAGGATTTTCCTTATGAAGTTCAAGATGCTTTTAACATTTACAACCTTTTAGGGGATAAATGGGAAGGCATGTCCGGTACTTACATGGGTAAAGACTTAGGTCCCTTCTCGGACTTTTGTGATATAGAAGAAGTACTAGATAAGAAAATAACCCTCCAATTTATAAAAATGATTGACAATGTCCGTTCGGGCATACTGACTAAAAAGGCTGAGAGAACGGCCAAGGAGCGCGATAAAAAAGCGAATCCTAATAAGGTATCATATAGTGGCTGATAAACAGAAAAAAGTAGTAGTTAAAGTAACCAGTAGCGGGCTAAAACCCGTACTAAAGGACCTTAAACAGTTAAATACTATGGCGAAAGGGACCAAAAAGGTAAAACTTGAGGTTAACCGAACGCATCTAAAGTCTAGTATATCCCAAGCTCTTGCTATTATTAGTAAGACTGGAGGCACGAGTGCCCTTAAGGTTAATGCTACCATAAATAAGACCCTATTCCGTAGTTCTATGCTTAGTCAGATCAAACTACTAGAGAAAAGAGGCATCAATCTACGTGCTAGAGTTACAGGCCGAGGTACTACACGTACTACTACACAAGGAGCCAACTTAGGAAGTAACTTAGGCATAGCTGCAGGCGCAGGGCTTCAGAAAGACACTAAGGTAGGTGTTCAGACGTCTATTAAAGCCTTTGAGCAGATGGAATCTATTTTCCGGAAGATGGATACTACTTTTAGTAAGCAAAACAGACAGATGAACCTGTTAAACCGTAATATGGAAATGCTAACCCGCGGCATAGCGGATCTAGTAGGTGCTCTAGTAAGTCCTGCTGCCAAAACGAGAATACTTAGGCAAGTTGCCGTAGGTAAAGCCGCTAGACAGCAGATTCATAAAGGGGAAGGGTACCTTCTTAATGGCGCAGTCGTTTCTCGGGAGCAGTGGAAAGAACAACTAAATAAAGACCCTAGTGTCCGAAAAGCCCGCAAGGCAGACTCTGCCTGGACACTTAGAAACACCACGCAAAAAGGTACCGCAAAAAGTTCTAAGTCTTTACAGCTTGCTATTGAAAAAAACACAGGTGCAACTGCCTCAAACTCTAAAGCAGTGCGCACTAACACAGCTAAGGCACCTGAAAAAAGTAACTATGGTAGGAATAGAGCTGTAGCTGGAAATGTTAATAGAGGGGCAAAAGGCTTCTCCTTAATGAATCAGGGCGGGGTAGATGCTCCCAACTCCTTAGTAGGGGTATATGCTGACATCGCTGCGAAAGTATTCGCAATTGGTGCAGCATTTCGTGCTTTAAAGAGTGCAGGGGACATGACGGTGCTTATAGGTAGTATGGAAGCATACGGAAACTCTACGAATATTAACTTAGTTAATATCACTAAGAACCTACAGAAAGCTGTGGATATGACGGTAGACTTTAAACAAGCAGCCCAAACCACTACGCTAGCAACTGCTGCAGGGTTTGATGCAGGTCAAATTCAGAAGATGGGAGAGGCTGCAAAAATGGCAGCTCTTGCACTAGGTAGAGACATGGGAGATGCACTAGATCGCTTAACACGTGGTGTAGTAAAAGCGGAGCCAGAAGTGCTAGACGAATTAGGTATCATTCTAAGACTAGAGCCTGCCACTAAAAAGTATGCGGAAATGTTAGGCAAGACTGCAAAAGAATTGACTACATTCGAAAAATCTCAGGCAGTACTAAACGAAGTACTTACTCAAACAGAAGAGAAGTTTGGTAATGTGGGCAAATCAGTAGAGTCTAACCCTTTTGGTAGACTAGAAGCCCAGATGATGGAGATGGGTCTTCGTTTAGGCGAGGGCATTAATACGCTCATCTCCCCAATTATTAATGGGATACTGGCAGTTCCTCAACTGCTAGTAGCAGCCTTTGCCACCCTACTAGGCTTCCTAGCTAAAAATACTCTCAAAAACCCTATGAGTAAGATTCTAGGCAAAGGCACTCCAGAGAATAGCGAACAATTTGCAAAAGGGTACTCTAACAAAGAGAAGGCGTACCAGAGACTAATGGGGCAAAAGCTTAACGCAGCAAAAAAAACCCGCGCTATGAGCCAAGGAAAGAACCATTATAGCAGAACCAGCTGGANNTCCAGCTTTGGAGGCTTTACANAGGGTCAATTCGCTCCTGAAGGTCTTATGGACAGAGACGCTAATGCACGTTTTGTTGCCGCTGAAAACAGATCTTTAAGCCGAAATACTAAACTTAAGTGGGAAGCAGTAAAGGCACAAAAATCATTAAATAAAGTAAAACATAAGGCAGTAGCTAACTACGCCGATTCTGAGCTATCACAGTCTAAGACCCAGGTAGATAAGCAGACGGGTAGGGGCGTGTCTAAGACCCGAGCATTCCTACACGAAAATAGAAAGATGCGTAAGAATATCTCTANAGAGTATAGCGAGATGCATAAGACGTTCGATCGTGAGATGAACCGCACAGCAAAGAACTTTAAAGGTTTTGGAAAGGGCGGGTTCGTAGATAAGAGCCTACTACACCTGCAGATGGGTTTAAAAACCTCCACTTTAGCCCTATATACTTTTGGCTCCGCAATAAAGGGCTTAGCTATGGGAGCTTTAGCAGCCTTCGCTATAGTGCCAATGATAGGTGCAATGTTAGATTCTGCTTCGAAAGCACTAGGGCTTTCTAAGATAAGCACAGACGAGTACGCAGACTCTACCGAGAGTCTAGTTAATGTCATGGATACTCAAGCTATTGCCGCTAACAATGTAGCAGGTGCTATGCTAGAAGCGGACGGAGGCATTAACTCTCAGATACGACTAGCTTCTCTAGCAGCTAACGCATACTCTAGTATGTCTGATGCACTGTCAGAGAACGTTACTAAACTTCAAGAGTGGCAAGAATTAGGTACTGGATGGGGAGCTTTTTGGGATGATGTCCTGGACATAGTTTCCTTAGGTCTTTCTGAAACTCAATTTGACGCAGCACGAGATAGTCTCGAGGCTCTAACCTTTGCAGCTGCCAAACATGGTATGACCTTACAAGACTTGGGTACAGATACTAAGGACATAGAGGACGCTACTGGATTCTGGTCTGGTAGTGAAGCGAAGATGTTAAAAGTCCTGCAGAAAGGAGACAAGGCACTTAAGAAGCGTACTCTTGAGTTTAAGAACCTAGAAGCTGCCTTGAAGAGCATGAAAGATGTATCTAAAGAGCTGGGCAAGGCCTGGTCTGAAGTTACAACCGCATTCTCGGCTACCCCCTATGATAAGTTTGCTGAGCTAACTGAGCGTATGTCTAAGGACTTGAAGGCCGCCGCGTCTGCTTTTGATAGTATATACTCACCTAAGGAAGAGAAGAAAGTAGAGTTATCACAAGGCGCCTCTTACTACCAAAGTAAGTATAACTTGAAGG